TAGAACTCAGGCTCATCATCTACATACCTACGACTGATCTCATTCCAACGTAGGAACTTATGCTTGACAAGCTGTCGTGCCACAAAGATCGGAGCCTTAACGTGAAAGGATGCAAAGCAATGCCCAAAGGGACTGATGTGCTTATGCTTGGCTAAATAACTGATAAGCTTGATATCCTTAGCCTTCAGCGTTGGTGGACCCCAAGTATTCTCCTCCATTTCAGATGTCTTACCAAAGCTTACCCTTGCAGCATTAGCTACAGTTAGGTCACTGCCCATGTGGTCAATGTATGTTGCCCTAATCATACGGAATCAAGCTCCTCAATCTTTAGATTGTAACAATCCGCTTTTACTGTGAAGTTATTAGATGGATCAACATCTCCCTTCTTTAACGGTGTTGCTGTTTTGTAATACTTTTCCTTATCCATAACGCCAAGGAACCATGCTGTATCTAAGGTATTCTTAACACGCACGAATGCATACATGTCACACTTCTGGCTGGTATTAAACTTTGCTACAGAACATTCATAAAATGTTCTAGGTGTAACAGTAGTCTGTTTGGTTTTAACATCCACCTTTTTACCATCATCTGTAATAAGATCATAGTCGTATGTGTTAACCCAGCTACCTCCCATAACATTGATAGCTACTTGCTCTCCAATAAAGCCAATTAAATTACCCTCTCCCTTACGTATAGAATTGTTTAGGCTTCCCATCTCATTAGATTTTAGTTTAGCCATGTCTATCATATCTTGTGTCACGTTAATCTCAATCATTAACCTTCACTCCTATGCACTCTATTGTTTCGTTTTTATCGTTTACCATTACGGTAGCACCCTTCATGCCAGCCTTGCACAGTGTCTCATTAGCGTACTCTCCTAAGTTGTAGTACCTTACACCTTGCTCTGGTACAACTACAAACCACATAAGAATCCATACTACATTAGTCATGTGTCACCTCCTTTAATACATCTCTTGCTTGTTGTTCTGTAAGCTTAAACCATTCACCGTTATCAACCTTATTCCAAGGCGTGTCCGTTATTCGTGCCGCAATCAAGTGAGCCTTACGCTCCGCTGCATTGACATCATCGAAGCGGCGAGAATATACAATCCAGTAGTCACGAAGCGGTGAGCCTGTCTGGTAGCTACGTAGCCTGTCATTAGCATCAATAGCTCTGCCTATCTTGACCCACTCAGGCCAAGCTTTGTTGGTAATCACGTACACAGACCCTGCCTGCACTCCATCTTCCGCCATCTCAGCGAAGGCAGCTATATCTTCATGTGTAATCATTGTATTGCTCCTTCAATCTCACATACATCTTCTTCCAATTCAATGAAGGCATCCGCTAATTCATTATGTTTATCTATCAACTCAATCATACCCGCACTAAACCTTTCCATAGTTTTTCTTTGAATGTGTTGCTCCCAAAGTAGCAAAGCTACAGATGCAAGTAACCCTAACTGTATTAGGTCAGCTACTTCTATCAGCATACGTACCTCGCAATCTTGTACTCAAGATCAGTGTGTACAATACCGTGCCAACCAGACAACTTGTTCTTGACCACGTTGATGTGGCGTTGGTTGTCTTCTTCTTCCTGCCCCTCCACCGTAGGGTTCTTAGAGATCATAATCATAAGGTCAGCTTCTGCTGCCTTACCTGTACGTGATCCCTCCATCATAGCTTGGTTGAGTACAACCTTACCCTCTGCCTCCGCAGATAACTGTGACATATAGAACACAGCACAGTCTTGTTGCTTAGCAATCTGTCGTGCTTGTATAGCGTTAGCCTTCAGTGATTCATCAGGCCGTGCGAAGCCAGCCATACGTGAGAACTTGTCACCCATGTCAAGGATAACAATGTCGGGCTTGTATGACTTGCACACGGACTCAACCCAATTCATGTCACGTCCTGTGGCATCCTTGAACATAATGTTAGGTCTGATCTTAGCAAAGGTTTCCATAGCACTCTGACGATGCTTAACAATCTCGTGCTTATCTAGTCCAGTTGCGGCAGTTATGTACCTGTGAGCGACACGGTGATAGCCTTCCTCGTTACACAGTACAACTACCTTGGCACCCTGCCATGCAAATCCACCCGGTGCAGCCACAAGTGAGGCATGAAAGGATGTCTTGCCAGTGTTAGGCCGTGCGCCGACCTCAATCAAGTGACCAGCGTTGATGCCCTCAACCTTACGTGTCAACGTAGGTATGTTGAATGTCCACTGTGACTCAAGGTCAGTCATTGCAATGATAGTATCAAGGTCAATGTCTTCCCACTCAATGCGAAGGTTAGGTGTGAAGTCATCACCATATTGCTCAAGCATCTGACGCAGAGGCTCAAGGCTAGTCTTGTCACCATTGACGTAGTCAAAGCCAAGGTTAGCTATGTCTTCACCTACTACCTGTTGAAACAGTTTGGATAGCACCTCTTGTGCTACGTCACTGCCCATAGGTATTTGTTTAGTTACTTGTACAAACAGGTGACTGTATGCTTGCTTCTGTGCAGTAGTGAGGGTAGGGTTGTTAGCCATGAACAACGCCTCAATCTCTGCGGGTGTCACGGTACGTTCATAACGATCCATAGCTGAGTCAATAGACTGCTTGATCTTACGTACATCCTTACTGAACAAACGATCAGGGCAGCGTGAGCCACGATGTTCATCATAAAATTCTTTGTCCATCAAGCTACGAATGAGTGATAGTTCCATGTGTTAGTCTCCTAGTGTTGAAAGGTTAGCCATGTCGGATGGCTGTCGGTATTTGAGGTCATCTTCTAGTCGTAGCACCTTAACATTGTCAACGTAGCCACGTAATTCTTTTGCAAATTGCAGTGTCTTGGGTAAGGCATCGGGGTCTAATGCAATTATTGCTGCTGAGAACTGCGACAAGTACTGTTTGTGTCCATTAGATAGGGACGTACCCAACACTGCAACCCCGACATATACATCACCACCTACAACGGCAGCACTTATGCAGTCCTCAACAACTACAGCAGTTTTACCACGTCCAGATACGTATGGCAATACACTTTTACCATATCTTTTCCACTTAGGTATACGATTACCTAGTGATCTACCCGTAGCATCTACTGTAACTCCACCATGTACAACAGGGAACACCACACGATGTTCTCTTACGTCATACAATAGTCCTAAGTCTTGTGCATCTAACTGCCATTGGTTGCAGAAGGATGCAATCTTATTGTAGTCTCGAACAAACCATTCAGGTCTGTCGAATGTTATGGCATGTGTCTCTTCAGCAACACGTCCCAATGTCTTACGTATGTCATTGGCAGTCATGGATGTACGTGTACCACCCCCTGCCGTGCAACTTGCCTTGTAACAATTCCATACGATGGAACCCATGTTATTTGTAACAGTAAATGTATTCTTAGTATTACATACAGGACAAGACATGCGCCTTGTCTCACCATTAGTAAGTGATAGATCATTTATAATACTAAGTATATTCATATTACATATCTCTTTCTTTGTTACTCGCTACACTCGATTGTACACTTACATTTCTTTGTGTCAAGGCACTATTTGCAGAATGGTATGTATGTTTCATGTATGGTTTCACAGAAGACACATGATTGTGGCCTGTTACTGACATGACCTGCGACATAGTGACACCTGCATCTACCATTTGTGTTACTCCAGTTCTACGTAGGTCCATTAGCCGTAAGTCTTCTGGCAAACCAGCCAGCCTCATTACCCTGCGACCTACCTTAGACAGACGTTCCATTGCATACGGTTCAAACTTACCCATCACAGGGCGAGGGTGAGGTGCTACGTAGTCTTGGAACCCAAAGTCAGTACGCTGATCATTAAGCATCTTACATAGGTCATCTGATATAGGCAGTGATACATCTGCCCTACGCTTACTCTGCTCAAGGTCAAGCTTCTGTGTACGTAGATCAATGTTCTCCCACTTGAGGGTACGCATGTCGCCTAATCTTTGACACCATTCGTATGCCATCTGTACTATTAACCCAACGTTACGGTACTCGAAATCGCTGTACGCTTTATCAAGAAACCCGATAACATTATCGTGTGACCACACCACCTTACGTTGAGGTGCAGACTTACGCTTGATGTTAGCCCACGGATTTTGTGTGGCATGTTCCATCTGTATCGCATAGTTGTACACCCTACTGGCACAGGTAGCTGCATGGTTAGCAAAGCTAATGCCACGCTTGACCCACTCTTCATACGCAGCCTTCGCCAGTTTAGATGTGACCATCTCGTACTTACGTGTACCCATAGTCTGGTGGAGAATGGTAAGGAAGTATCTGTAATCCACCTTAGTATTGGGACGTAACATATTGAAATCATTAGATTGATAGTACAGGTTAATCAAGTCAGTCACCTTGCTGCTAGGCTTTATTTGTATAAGTAATGCTTGAGCATGACGCCATTCATCAATAGATGCATTGTGTTCCTTGACAATCTGTCGCACCTGTTTCAAGTCACTGCCATACTCTTCACGTTGCACCACATCCTCATCTACAAGAGGCTGCGGCGGATTGAAGCGGTACGAGATCACCCCAGAGGGTGACACTCGCTCTTGTACGTAGCGTGGTAAGTTAGGCATATACTATGCTGCCTCCAACAAACGGAACCTGTCATCACTGACCCACTTGCTTACCTCTTGCTCACGTGACCACATAGACATAGCCTGTGTGTCGTTACCCGTCTGCTTTAGGTTGAACCCATTACGTTCATCGGCATAGGTGGCATAGTTAGTCATAGCACTATACAGTGCGAACTTATTGTGACCACGAGTTGATGCCTCAGACATGTACAGACCGTACATCTTCTCAGACTTACGCCTAGACCCCAGCATGTCATCAAGCAGGGTGCTTACGTCTACATACTTGAGGCTAGTCTTAGCCCATACCTGCATCTGTTCTGCATGGTTATAGAAGTCAGTCCTTGCACGATTTAATTCATAGATGAAACTGTTCATCGTGAAGTTAGATGTGTTCTTCTTACGCACCTTATCGTGATCACCACTGATGCAACCATTAGTACAGAAGAAATCAATAGCACCAAAGAATACTTGGTTGCTACATGACCCATCAATACCGTGCAGGCTGACGATACGATTACCAATAGATGTCTCAAACTTATCTGTCTGAATGGTAGACGTTACGTTAGGCAGGGTGATGTCAAGCATAGCCCACGCACCATTACGTGCAGTGCGGAAGCTGAAGTCGGCATCGTCTAGGTCATGGGCATTTAGTGTCTCTGTCGCAGTGTCAACTACACCACGAAAGAAATCACCATGCGATGCACACTGGAAAGATTTACCAACGATACCAAGAGGTTGTCCTGTGTCTTGGTTGATTACATATTTCTTGTCAGCCATGCGAGTGTCCTCAAAGGCTACGTCAAAGTCTAAATGTTGTGGAATATCAAAAGGCATACTGGTTCTCCTATGTTTGTATGTCTGGCAACTGTGCCATAGTTGTATAGTATACACAACCCTGTACTAGTAACGATAAGCTATTCATAGAATATGTGTGATCCATATGTAACAGTTGTATCAAGCTTGGAACTCCAATACGGCTTAACGTACCTTGCGTGGTAGTGTGTTGATCCATTGGTTAAGTCAGGTACATTACCAATTAGAACCTCGTTAGCAAGTAGCACGGACTTAGCCCATGACACCATGTCTGTTGGGTCATCTGACTTACCATCACAGTACCAACTAAATTGACACTTATACTTACCCTTACTGTAGCCTTGATGCACTACTTTGCATACGTCATTAGGCCACCCGTTACTCATTACCCTGTTCAGTACCACGTGAGCTACAGCAGCTTGCCCAACGGCAGGCTCACTACGGGCTTCATGGTATATGTTAAGGGCAAGGCACATCAATGCTGCGCTAATCATTTCTTATCATCCTTATTAGGTTTGGGAAGTGGATGACCCGACCAATCGTCACACGGATCATCCTCTGTACCGTTATTGTATGGCAATGGGTGTTTCATGTATGTATCCATAGCTTGAATACTCCTCATGTACATACTCAGCACAGTCTATGAAATCAATACGACAACCGGGGTAGTCATGCATAGCCATGTGAATGGCAAACTCTGTCGCTGACTTCCAATCATTTATCGCAGGGTATGTACCATCCAACTTAACAACAGACTTAACATTATCTATCTCAAGGGTTACATCGTATGCCATTACAGCCATGTTGTATTACTCCTTTGGCTCATAGTACCATGCGTTGTCGGCGTCAGGTAGTACAGATGGTAGCCAGTGATTAGGGTTTCCATCTTCATTTATGACAGAGCGAAAGTTGAATAGCTCCCGCAGTTCGTATGCATGTTTGCGAAGGTCACGCAGTGTAGATAAGTCTACGTCTAGGCACTCAACAATACTGTCAAGGCCACTGTCCAACTTGTTATACAAGTTAAGCAACTGTCTTACTTCGTCACGTGTGAGTTTTGTTTTCAATTTCTTATTCATTTGGTATTCTCCTATCCTGCAAAATGTGACAGTTTACGTGCTGCATTACGGTTACGTTCAATGTACAAGCTTACCTTACCCATGTGGTGGGCAGTCATACACTTGTTACGTTGGAAGAACTTGAGGCCACGGGACTTGATGCTACGCTTACGCACCAACCCCTTTGTACCCAAGATGTTAAAACGAAAGCCCTTGCTGCCATCGTCTAGTGATTTAGTTGCAAAAATTACAAACATATTATACTAC